CGGCAGCAGTAACTCGAACCAGCAGCGCGTTGTCCTGGCTGGCTGGCGCACCACTGGCACTGCTGCGACGCGGGCTTGCTTCATCGGGCAACGCCGCAGGTTTACTTACTGCGCCGTTGTCGTCTTTGCGCCGCACGGCATCACTGACGGGAAATGTCCTGAAAACTGTAGCAGGTGCGCCGGTTGCACTTTTGCGGTCTGGATTATCCGGTTTACGTGCTGTTGCTGTGATGTTTATGAATCCTCTGGCGGTACTGCGCGGTGGACTGGTCGGCGCAGGCACGGTGCTGCGAGTACTGGCATCTGGTCCACTGGCGATGCTGCGCGTTGCCCTGTATGCCGTATCTGGTCTGTTAGGTGCTCTGCTTAGTCCGATAGGTCTTGTGGTTACTGCACTGGCGGGCGTGGCGCTGGTTGTCTGGAAATACTGGCAACCCATCACCGCATTTCTCGGTGGCGTGGTGGAAGGATTCAAAGCGGCGGCAGGTCCCATCAGTGCTGCATTCGAACCGCTTAAGCCCGTGTTCCAGTGGATTGGCGACAAAGTACAGGCGTTGTGGGGCTGGTTTACTGATCTGCTGACGCCTGTTAAGTCGACCTCTGCCGAACTGCAGAGCGCAGCGGCAATGGGGCGACGATTCGGGGAGGCACTGGCGGAAGGGCTGAATATGGTCATGCATCCGTTGGACTCCCTGAAATCCGGCGTTTCCTGGTTGCTGGAGAAACTCGGTATTGTCAGTAAAGAGGCTGCAAAGGCGAAACTGCCGGAAAGCGTGACGCGTCAGCAACCTGCGACGGTGAATGCAGACGGTAAAGTGATGATGCCATCGGGTGGTTTTCCGTCATGGGGATATGGCTTTGCGGGGATGTATGACAGCGGCGGCTATATCCCGCGCGGGCAGTTCGGCATTGTCGGTGAAAACGGGCCTGAAATTGTCAACGGTCCGGCAAACGTGACCAGTCGGAGAAATACAGCTGCACTGGCTGCCGTTGTTGCCGGAATGATGGGCGTTGCTGCCGCGCCTGCAGAGCTTCCGCCGTTACATCCTTTGGCACTTCCCGCGAAAGGCGGCGAAGCGATGGTGAGTCGTGCAGCCACTGTGCCGCCCGCTCAACGGATTGAGGCACCGACGCAGATCATCATCCAGACGCAGCCAGGACAAAGTGCGCAGGATATTGCGCGGGAGGTGGCACGCCAGCTTGATGAACGTGAACGCAGGCTGAAGGCAAAAGCCAGGAGTAACTACAGCGATCAGGGGGGATACGACGCATGATGATGGTGCTGGGATTGTACGTGTTTATGCTGCGCACTGTGCCGTATCAGGAACTGCAGTATCAACGCAGCTGGCGACATGCGGCAAACAGCCGGGTCAACCGACGTCCGTCCACGCAGTTTCTGGGACCGGACAACGACATGCTGACGCTTTCTGGTGTTCTTATGCCGGAGATAACAGGCGGCAGGCTGTCGTTGCTGGTACTGGAGCAGATGGCAGAACAGGGGAAAGCATGGCCCCTGATTGAAGGCAGCGGCACGATTTACGGCATGTATGTGATTGAGGGACTGAATCAGACTAAAACGGAGTTTTTCCGCGACGGTATGCCGCGCCGGATTGAGTTCACCCTGTCGCTCAAACGGGTGGATGAATCCCTGTCCGATATGTTCGGTGATCTCAGTGCGCAACTGAATAATCTGCAGGACACGGCAACGTCTGCCTTAAGCGATATCAGTAAAACGGTGGGAGGGCTGCTGTCGTGAATTTCAGCTCTGAACTGCTTAACAAAGGCAACAAAACTCCCGCATTCAGCATCAGTATTGAGGGCAGGGATATCACCACTGTGCTGGATAACCGCCTGATGAGTTTGACGCTGACGGACAATCGGGGCTTTGAAGCAGACCAGCTTGATCTGGAGCTGGACGACGCCGACGGAAAAATCGTGCTGCCGCGCCGTGGTGCGGTTATTACGCTGGCGCTGGGCTGGAAGGGGCAGCCGCTTTTCCCGAAAGGGGCCTTCACGGTGGACGAGATTGAACACACTGGCGCACCGGACCGCCTGACTATCCGGGCGCGAAGTGCTGATTTTCGTGAAACGCTGAATACCCGCCGTGAAAAGTCGTGGCACAAGACCACCGTTGGGGAAGTGGTGAAGGAAATAGCTGCACGGCACAAACTGAAGATGGCATTGGGTAAAGACCTGTCAGATAAACCCGTGGAACATATAGACCAGACCAATGAGAGTGACGGCAGTTTTCTGATGCGACTGGCGCGCCAGTACGGTGCTATTGCGTCGGTGAAAAATGGCAATCTGTTATTCATCCGGCAGGGACAGGGCAAAAGCGCCAGCGGTAAACCACTGCCGGTGATCACTATCACGCGTAAGGACGGCGACAGTCACCGCTTTACCCTGGCAGATCGCGGAGCCTATACGGGCGTCATTGCCAGCTGGTTGCATACCCGCGAACCCGCGAAGAAAGAAAGCACCACGGTGAAGCGTAAGCGCAGAACTAAGAAGCAGAAGAAAGAGCCGGAAGCGAAGCAGGGCGATTATCTGGTGGGGACGGATGAAAACGTGCTGGTACTTAATCGCACTTATGCCAACCGGAGCAACGCCGAACGAGCGGCGAAAATGCAGTGGGAACGCCTGCAACGCGGTGTTGCGTCATTCTCGCTACAACTGGCGGAAGGTCGGGCAGATCTCTACACGGAAATGCCTGTGAAGGTCAGTGGCTTTAAACAGCCAATAGATGATGCGGAATGGACCATTACGACTCTGACACATACCGTCAGCCCGGATAACGGTTTTACGACCAGTATTGAACTTGAAGTGAAAATTGGTGATCTTGAAATGGAATAAATGGTTCTCAATATTGATATTTTGTGTATCATTGCAATGATTCTGATAGCAAAGGTAGGGATCTGGATATGATGAATTGTCCAAAGTGTGGTCATGCGGCGCACACAAGGAGCAGTTTTCAAGTAACAGAAAGCACCAAAGAGCGTTACTGCCAGTGCCAAAATATTAACTGCGGGAGCACTTTTGTTACCCATGAAACAGTGGTCCGGTTTATTGTGACACCTGCAGTGATTGCCACAGCCCCTCCACATCCATTGCCAGGTGGTCAGGGCCATATGAATTTTTAAGAAAGAGAACCTGCTACGGCAGGTTTTTATTCATCTGGGATCTCACCCGTTTCAAGAAAATGTATAAAGCCAGGCTCATCTATGATGATAGTGCCTTTCATCCTGGCTGCCGATACTTTTGATGGGCCTGCATTGTAACCGCAACAGAGCATCTGAAGGTTTTGGGTTACAGATGTTCTTACCGTTAATCCTTGTTCATTCGCCTTATCAACCAACCTTTCTTTATCTGCTTTCTTAAATCCGGTGAAACACACATCGAATGTATTTTTTTTCGGACCTGACTGCTTAGTGAGATGTGAGTAGTTTTCGGGGAGGAATGACGCGCATTCCTGAATGGCTTGTTCTTGTGAATCGTATTGTTTAAGAATGCGGTCTTTTCGGAAGGTTTTTATTCGATCGGTGTTCTTACAAATGCCCTGTATGTGATTTTCGCTATAACTGATGCTCTGTATTGAGTGAACACCGATACGACCATTTGCATTGATGTAAACAAAGTGAAGTTCTTCCATGTCAAACCTCTTTGCATGATTTCAAGATGGCGACAGGCAAGATGGACGCAAAAGTCTGTCGCCATTTTGCCGCCACTACCTAAGAAAAAGGGGCTACGCTTTCACGTAACCCCTTGATTTATTTGGTGGAGCTGGCGGGAGTTGAACCCGCGTCCGAAATTCCTACATCCTCGGTACTACATGCTTAGTCAGTCTTTACATTCGCTTGCCAGCTGCGGACGGACACGCCACTAACAAACTAGCCTGATTAAGTTTTAACGCTTCAACCCCAGGCAGGGCTTCCACGCGATCTCTTTTGGGTTTGACCTCTCTTGATCCCCGTCCTAAGAGCGGAGGCTAGGGAGAGAGGGCTCTAAGCAGGTTATTAAGCTGCTAAAGCGTAGTTTTCGTCGTTTGCGACTATTTTTTGCGGCTTTTTACGAGGCCAACCGCCCCTCGGCATGCACCTTGGGTTTCGCAAATCCCGTCGAATCCAGAATCAGCCCCAATGTGTAAAGGTAAGTATACCAGATTTATGAGCGCCATGACCAGCCTCAATGGCGTTATCGTTAAAGATTTAGCACCCATGTAGCCTGATTTTTATTCGATTAAGCAATGGGATGGCAACATTTGTGTCGGATGTGATAGCCAATAAGATGTTCATTCGCGCCGCCGGAGAGGGAGGCGCGGTGAGGAACTGGTCAATAATTGGAGTGCAGGTTTAACGGTGGGCGTTTTTCATGATACGTGCTTTATCCACCTGCCATTCGCGTTCTTTGATATCTGAACGTTTATCGTGCTGTTTTTTACCTTTGGCGACGCCGATTTTCACTTTGCACCAGGCATTTTTCCAGTACAGGGAGAGCGCCACTACGGTATAGCCTTCTCGATTGACGCGACCGTACAATGAGTCCAGTTCGCGTTGGTTGAGAAGTAACTTGCGGGTACGGGTAGGATCGCACACCACATGCGTGGAGGCCACGGCCATTGGCGTGATGTTAGCGCCAAACAGAAATGCCTCTCCGTCACGCAGAAGGACGTAGCTGTCGCTGATATTGGCTTTTCCTGCGCGCAGGGATTTAACCTCCCAGCCTTGCAGGGCAAGTCCCGCTTCGAACTCTTCTTCGATAAAGTATTCGTGACGGGCGCGCTTGTTAAGCGCGATGGTCGCTGAACCAGGTTTATGTGCTTTTTTCTTCGTCATAAGCGTCGTGAATCATCGGTAATCTGAAATCGAAAACACCCCATATCAATCCTGCGGGGGACAAGGCTCTATCTTAGCATGAACCCGATGTTACCCAGCGCCGGGATAGCGTTTTTTTTACAGCAGGATAAATGATATTATTTGTTGGATTTTTGTTGATGGAAATTGTTATGCCTCAGATTAGCCGGACCGCACTGGTACCCTACAGCGCGGAGCAAATGTATCAGTTAGTGAATGACGTTCAGTCTTATCCTCAGTTTTTGCCGGGTTGTACCGGAAGTCGGATTCTGGAGTCCACTCCTGGGCAGATGACTGCGGCGGTAGATGTCTCTAAGGCTGGGATCAGCAAAACGTTTACTACCCGCAACCAGTTGACCAGTAACCAAAGTATTCTTATGAATCTGGTGGATGGGCCGTTCAAGAAATTGATTGGTGGATGGAAGTTTACGCCGCTGAGCCAGGAGGCGTGTCGTATCGAGTTTCATCTCGACTTTGAGTTTACCAATAAGTTGATTGAACTCGCCTTTGGTCGCGTGTTTAAAGAGCTGGCGTCTAATATGGTCCAGGCTTTTACGGTTCGTGCGAAAGAGGTTTACAGTGCCAGGTAAAATTGCCGTTGAGGTGGCTTATGCGCTACCTGAGAAGCAGTACCTGCAGCGCGTGACGCTGCAGGAGGGCGCGACGGTTGAAGAAGCTATTCGCGCCAGTGGCTTGCTGGAATTGCGTACCGATATCGATTTAACTAAAAACAAAGTCGGCATTTACAGCCGTCCGGCAAAACTAAGCGATAGTGTGCATGATGGCGATCGGGTGGAGATTTATCGCCCTCTCATTGCCGATCCGAAAGAGCTTCGCAGGCAACGAGCAGAAAAATCAGCGAATAAATAACAGACAGAAAAAAGGTGCTCATTGAGCACCTTTTTTAACGTCTTTGAGAGCAACTTTATTATTAGTTACCACTCAGCGCAGGTTTGTTATCAATATTGGTCAACACACCGCTACTGTTAAAGGTCAGCGTCAGCGTTTGCTGCGTTACACCTTCATGACCTGGTTGCTGGCGGAAGACATAGAACCAGGTATTCGTACCAAATGGATCGGACATCAGCGGTGTACCCAATGCGTACGCAACTTGTTGTTGCGTCATGCCAACACGTATTTTGGATACGTCGTTAGCGGTCAGATAGTTCCCCTGGTTGATGTCAGGACGGTAAACCACTCGCTCCAGAGTGGAACAGCCTGCGGTCAACATCAATAGTACTGCTGCTGCAGCAGTCAGCGTTTTACAGCGCATAGTGATTTGATTCCTTTTCGGGCCCGAGCAGTACGTGGCTCATCTGTAATATGCCGATGATAATAGACCTTTCATCACTTTAAAACCTTTTGCTTTCCGGTCCTACGGCGTTTTGCTGTTTACTCTGACCGTGAAGCAGGAAAAAAGTTTACGCCGCAAGCAGTTCTTTCGCATTCGCCAGTGTGTTACGTGTGACTTCACTGCCACCAAGCAGGCGCGCCAGCTCTTGTAACCGCGCTTTTTTATCCAGGGATTGCATGTGTGTTTCTGTCATCGCACCATCGGTTTCTTTGCTGACAAAATAGTGTTGATGACCACATCCCGCGACTTGTGGCAGGGG